TATACAAGAATATCAGTAGGTAACTATGCAAGAAACTTTGCGGGTAACTATTCACGAACCACATCAACTAGAAATAGAATTCTAATTTCTACTAGGGATAGTACAGGAAACTATATAGGTAATTACAGTAGAAGTTTTTCTAGAAACTTTGTTGGTGCGGATTCTACACGTGACCGTCAATCCAGTTATGCGGGTGCGTTTGCTAGAAATTATACAAGGGGTTCAGTAGGTAATAGTAACTATACTGGTAACTATGAAGGTAACTATTCAAGAAACTTCTCAAGAAATAGAAGTTCTAACTATGCAAGAAACTTTGCGGGTAATTTTTCAACAAACTACTCTCGTGTCTTTACGGGTAACTATACTGGAAATTATACTGGTAACTATACAGGTGCTACTCCAACATTCACACGTATATACACAGGTAACTATGTAGGTCAAACGAACTCTACACAGTCCGTTCCATACCAATTTGGTTCAGACTATTGGTTATCGTATGGTGAAGGAGTTACTGTTTATAAAGAGGGTACAGCAATTGGAAGTGCTGCCTCGCCAAACGTCACTTCTATACCTCATTCGTCAGATTCTACAAAGACTCTTGTTAGGGGTTCTTACATAAGTTCAATATATGCACTTGATTACTATGATTATTCAATCGTCACGGCTTCGCCTGCTACTGATTATACGAGGTCATCGCCAGGATTCACTGGTAATTATAGTCGTACTTCTGTTGGCCCTGCAACTACGCCTGGCAATTGGTCTAGTTACCAATACTCACTAACAAGTGGTTCTGAGTATGTATGGAAATTAGTACCTAACTTTGACATTAATTCCGCCCTCTACGTAGAGTGGGCAGGGAACCTAGAACACTCTAGCAGTTATGGTACTAATGGTGCTTATTCGGTTACCACTGTTACCGCAGGTGACTATCAATATGAGAAAGGGCCTTATGTTGGGAGTAATGGTGCAAAATTTAATGAAACAACTTATTATCAAGTACGAAGACGACTTGCAACTGAGAGTTATGTTGGTAACTATTCACGTACTCGTAGTAGTTCATACTCTCGTTTAGCTGCATGGACTCGTTTAAGGACAAGTAATAGAATTACTATAAGAAGTTCTAATTATTCTAGGGTCACCAGTACTAGAACTTCTAATAGAAACTATGCTAGAAATGTTATTGATAACTATGCAAGAAACTATTCTAGAATTGCAATACAGACTTCGTCAAGAAATATCACTTACACTGGTAATTATACTGGTGCTCAAGGTACTGGTGCATCCACTGAAAATGGGCAAAATGTATTCGTGGGTAACTATTCACGTGCATTCACTGGTAATTATATACAAGTAAGAAATTCCGCATATAGTAGACAATCCCTAAGAACTTCAACAAGAACATCTATTGCATCATTCACGGGTGATTATACTGGTGACTTTACTAGAGATTACGAAGGTGCTTATTCAAGAAACTATGCTGGTAACTATACAGGTGACTATACTCGTAACTTCGCAGGTAACTATACAGGAAACTATTTGAGTGATGAAATTTCATCTTCAAGTGAAATTATCGAAACTTATACATTGTACGTAAGAACTGGATAAATACTCTTATGGGAACAACACCGTTAAAACTACAGGGAACGAATGGTGACCTCCAAGAGATGTCAACCACCGAAGAGAATTATCTTGCATACCAAGCAGGACTAAAACTTGCAGCAAGAACTACTGGTGTATTTTCATTAAATACTACTGGTACAGGTGCAACCGTAGGTTCATATACTAATACAGTTTATGACCAAGCGGTAGGTACACACGGAACGACCCTAACCCAATCAACAACCACAACAACTTTATCTCAGACTGAAGGTACAGCAGGTGAGAATGCAAACTTCAGATGGCCAATTGAATTTGATTCCACGGGTGATAATGTTCATGAGATGACCGACTCTGAAGTAAGTACTTTAACAGATAGACTTGTTTCTCGTATATTCACGTCAGACTATCCAGGCATTTATAAATTAGGTTCAACTTCTCCAGGCAGTGATTATGATACGCATTTATCAAATGTGTTCACTGATACCCGTACTGATGGTACATCTATAAATTATAACATTTATCAGAGACAGACAATGTCTGCTCCTACTACTGTTCGTCCTGTTGCAATTAAAAGAAGTAGTGGTAAAACAGGAACTTATCAGGGTCTTAAAGAGATGTCTGATACAGAGATTTCTGATACTTTCGGTCAACGTAGTGCGACACGTATCATGGCGGGTAATAATGGAATAGGTACATATCTACTTTTATCCGCAACTCAAGGTAACCCAACTGCAAATGGATACAGTGGTTCATGGTCATCTAAAGGTATTGCAACTGATACAATACAAACAGTAGGAAGTCAAGCATATACTAGAGACAGTGTTGGTAATTATTCTCGTGATTTTGTTGGTGAATACTCTCGTGCATTTACTGGTAATTATTCAAGAACCTTTGTTGGTGATTATGCACGTTCATTCACGGGTGATTACATTGGTACTTTTGCAACACAATTTTCTCGTACATTTGTTGGAGATTATGTTCCCAATTTCATTGGAGATTACACTCGTAACTTTGAAGGAAACTACTCTCGTAATTTTACTAGAATAAGTACAAGATTAAGAAGTTCTAATTATACTAGAAACTCAACAAGAACTCGTGCATCTACATACACAAGAATATCAACAAGAACTCGTGCATCTACATACACAAGAGAAAGTACTAGACTCAGAGAATCCGCATACACAAGATTATCAACAAGAACTAGAAACTCAAACTATACAAGAGATAGTACTAGGGATAGAATATCTACATACACAAGAGAGTCAACAAGGGTACGTGCGTCCACATATACAAGAAACTCTATTGTAAACAGAATATCTACTTATACTAGAACTTCAACAAGAACATCTAGTAGAGCATATACACGTACTCGTGTTAACGATTACTTGGGTAACTATGCAAGGACGTTCGTTGGTGATTACTTGGGTAATTACTTAGGTAACTATGCTCGTATCTCAACAGTAAACCGTCCGTCCAACTATTCTCGTTCTTTTGCGGGTAACTTTGCGGGTGATTTTGTTGGTGATTACACAAGAATATCCACTGGTGACTATACTGGTAACTATGAAGGTGCATACACAAGACTATCAACTGGTAACTATATCGGTGATTACACTAGATTACGTATAGCAAACTCAACAGGTGACTATAGTGGTAACTATACTAGACTATCTACGGGTAACTACATTGGTGATTATACTAGATTACGTATAGCAAACTCAACAGGTGACTATAGTGGTAACTACACTCGTTTATCTACGGGTAACTATACGGGTAACTATACTCGTATCTCTGTTGGTAACTTCTTAGGTAACTATACTCGTATCTCTGTTGGTAACTTCTTAGGTAACTATACAAGAACATCTACCCGTACTAGTATAACCAACTATTCTCGTGCTTTCTTAGGAAACTATGCACGTGCATATACAAGACTTCGTATTGCAATTAGTACAAGACTATCTACAAGAACATCTACCCGTAGTAGTATTGCAACTGTTAACTATGCACGAAACCTATATTATTCTAGAATTGGTTCATACGTAGGGGCAGGTGCATGGGATGGTTTTCGCTATAGTCTAACTTCACCATCATACAATTGGCAAACAGGTTTTATTGCACTTGTTGTTTGGGCGACTGAACCCGCTGGTGTTGTGACTGTTACTTCGGGTAATGCCAACACTGACAGTACTGTAATAGGTGGTTCTTATCAATATCAGAAAGGCCCTCTTCAACAGACTAACCCTGGCAAACTTGGTGCATCATATATTTATTCAATAAGAAGACGATTAGTTTCTGTAACCTATACTCGTTCCCTAGCATATTCTAGAATTGGTAATTATTCTCGAATAGTTAGTTATGCGGGTAACTTTGGGGGTAACTTCCTAGGTAACTTTACGGGTAACTTCTTGGGTAACTATGCACGTGCGTTTACTCGTAACCGAATTGCAAATTATTCTAGAGGTTTTGCGGGTAACTTCCTAGGTAACTATACTAGATTGCGTCTAACAAATTACACTGGTGATTATACTAGATTGCGTCTAACAAATTACACTGGTGATTATACCCGTATTTCTATTCTATCATCTACAGGTAACTATGAAGGTAACTATACTAGACTTTCCACTGGTAACTTTACAGGTAACTATGCAAGAACATCGATACTAGCATCCACTGGTAACTATGAAGGTAACTATACTAGACTTTCTACGGGTAACTTCTTGGGTAACTATGCAAGAACATCAATACTAGCATCCACTGGTAACTATACAGGTGATTACACTAGGAACTCAATTTTAACTTCAACAGGTAACTATACTAGGACATCTCTAAGACTTTCCACAAGGACAAGAAATTCTACATATACAAGACTAATCACTGATAGTTACACTGGAGAGTACACTCGTTTATCCACAAGAAATTCAACTAGAAATAGAGATTCCGCATATACTAGACTTTCTACAGGTAACTTTGTAGGGAACTACAGTCGTAACTTTGCGGGAGACTTTATTGGAGATTACACAAGAACTTTTGTTGGTGATTTCATTGGGGATTACACAAGAACCTTTGCGGGTGAGTATATTGGTGATTATGGAAGAACCTTTGCGGGTAACTACATAGGAGATTATTCTAGAAGTTTTGCGGGGGATTTCTTAGGTAACTATACAAGAACCTTTGCTGGTGAGTACATTGGTAATTACTCAAGAGATTTCGCTGGAGAATATACAGGTAATTACTCAAGAGATTTCGCTGGTGATTACACAGGTGATTACACAAGAACCTTTGCGGGAGACTTCACAGGTGAATACTCTCGTGCATATGCAAGAACAAGAACTTCTGCATACAGTAGAGATAGAATTGGTACTCCATCAACAAGGGATAGAGCTTCCAACTATTCAAGAGGAAGAGATTCCAACTTTGCAAGAATAAGAGAGTCAGTATATACTCGTAACAGGCTCTCTACATATTCAAGAATAAGAAATTCGCAGTATAGTAGAACAAGAGGGTCAACATATCTTGGAAACTATCTAGGAAATTATGTTGGTCAAGTAATTAACAACACCAACGATACATTAGAGACTTATACACTGTATGTAAGAACTGCATAAATAATCTATATCAATACGGAGAATGAATGTGAAAAATAGAACTTGGTTAAATAATGCCTTTTGGGAAACCCCCCAAAAGAAAATATTGAATGCAATTTGTGAATTTGAGGACGAACAAGGTCGAGTAATTCGACAAGTTATGAAGATGTCTAAATTTGAGACTGATAACGTAACGGTCAATTCTGACTTTGATGATTGTGTAAAACAATTAGGCGAAGATGCAATTCAAGCATCCACTGATGAGAGGAGAACAAGAAAACTCTCAGAACTAGATTTGGAGAAAGCTAGGAAACTAGAAGAACAACGTGCAAGAAAGATGGAACAACTCTTTGAGTACAAACTAGAGTTATTCGAAGTTCCTGAAATTAAGAATACAAAATTAAGAAAATATAGAGCAAAGTTACGTAGGGCAAAATCAATCCCCGAAGCAAATCTATATTCAATGATAATTATGAAAAGTGAATTGGGAATTGAAGATGGAGAAATCTAAAGGTTTTTTAGTAGTTGCGTCAAAAAATTTAAACTTCTACAAATATGCAGTAAATTTAATTGAGTCTATAAAGGACTTTTATCCTGAAGCAAAGGTATGTCTCTGTACCGAAGAACGTTTCCTTGATGGTCGAGAAGAGGTTGCAGATGATTTAATGTTCTGTGATTCACATTATCGTGCAAAACTATGGGCACTCCCACGTTCACCTTATGATATTACAATGTATGTAGATGCAGATATGGATTGTGAACACGAAGATGTTGCATTGATTTGGGATGAGATGAAGGACTATGATTTGGTCTTTCACGAACTTACCGAAGAGAGAGGAAAGTATTATACCATTAAAGACTTCAATTGTCAAGGGAAATCTGAAACTTTTTCTCTTTGTGGGGGAGTTGCACTATATGATTTAACAAAACCCTTGGTAAAAGAATTCCTACAAGAATGGTGGGATATGTATTATGAACAACAAGGAGGCATATGGAGACCCGAAGGATTTTCTGATGACACTTGGAAAAATCTAAAAGACTTCGACCAAACCACTCTATGGTGGATGACGGAGAAGATGGACAAATACAAAGACCTAAATATAGGTATCTTCCATGATGATATTAGGTGGAACTATTTCACACAATATGCATATGAAGGATTAACATCAATTGAGGGTAAAGAACCCATCCTAAGACATTATTCGGGGTCATTACATAAAGACAGGTTATTGGTATGAGTAGGATGATAGATGTTCCTGTTGTAAATGAGGAACTCATAAAAAGATTAGATGCGTTTCTTTGGTTCTATCATAACCGTGAAGACTTAGAAAAATATGTTCACTGTACTGGTGAAGGTTCCGTAAAAGAAGATTGGACTAGTGACGAGTACCTTGATAGCATATATGCGGATGGTCATGGTCACGAAGGATATCCTGATAAGGTTCAGGGGTGGAATATTGATTCTCAAAAGATTGTAAATAATCTAAAAAACTTTCGTGATACTACAGATAAACTTGAGGGTGAACAAAATAAGTGGATTGCAGAATCTGCTAATATATACAGTAAAGCAAACTTTGATTTAGGTTCTTGGTTGTGCATCCGTAACAATGCACTCGCAACACTATATCCACCAAAGGGATTTATATCTTGGCATAACAATGCGAATGCACCCGCATATAACTTTATATTTACTTGGTCTGAAACAGGTGAAGGTCATTTTAAATATATTGATGCGAAAACAGGTGAGAAAGTAATCCTACAAGATAATAAAGGATGGAACTGTAAAGCAGGATATTTTGGGTCTTATAATGAGTATGAGGAATTCTTATGTTATCATGCTGCAGAAACTGAATGTTGGAGATTTACTTTAGGGTATATGATGGATTCAACTGATACTGCTTTAGGTAATCAAGAAGACTTAATTATGGAAATAAGTGATAATATCTGAGTAGTAGAGACTAAAATCTATATAAATAAAAGAAACAGATTCTTTTAATATATGGGTTTTACGAATGTCCTCAATAAGATACGAAGATTTAACTATCAACCAAGGTTCCGATGTCGCAATAGAAATACATTGCGAGAACGAAGATGGTTCGGCAAAGAACCTTACTAACTATAGTGTGAACGCTTTGATGAAGCGTAACTATAGGGATAGTGACGGTGACCCATATACCCGTACATTCAATGGTGTAATCGCAACCCCTCCCGAAGATGGAATAGTATCCATCTCTCTTACAAACACTCAGACCGATAGTCTTCTGACTAGGGGTCGATACGTATTTGATGTTGAACTATCATTTCAAGATAGCGACAATAACAGTATTATAGAACGTATCCTTGAGGGACAAATCGAAGTATCACCTTCAGTCTCGAAACCATAGGACTCTAGATATATGTCGCAAAAAATTATAGTCAAAAAAGTCACAGTCGGCACTCCTATAAAAAGAGTTACTTCGGGTGCATTCAGTATTGATAACATAGATGGTGTAAGTACTACGGGAGTATCCAGTGGTTCTTTACTTGTCCATGATATAGGTACTTCAAAGTTTGAAGTAGGTTCTATCACTGGAAGTCAAGGTACAACTGTTAGTTATGATAGTGATAATAACACATACCAAATAAGTTCAAAGGACTTTGGTTCTGTTGATTCTGATTTCCTTCCATCTTTGGATTCTTCTTTTGACTTGGGTAGTCCCACTAAAAAATGGAGAGAATTACACCTAAGTGGTGAAACAATATATCTTGGTGGAATCAGATTAACTCAAGGTTCGAACGGTGAACTTGTAGTACAAGATAGTTCAGGTAATGTAACTGATATTGATTTGAGTGCAAATTCAACCTCAGACCTACCTGAAGGTTCAAATAAGTATTACACCACCGCAAGAGTAGATTCCGATATAACCCGTCAAGACCTTGACATGGGTGGTAAAAAAGTATTATTTGGTAACATGTATGCTCAAGAAGCAGACTTACCAAGTGCAACTACCTATCATGGTATGTTTGCACATGTTCACGGAACAAGTAAAGGTTACTTTGCACATGCGGGTTCATGGCACAGACTATTAGATGAAACATCATCTACTACAAATGACCTCACCGAGGGGACAAACCTCTATTATACAGACACAAGAGCAAGAAGCGCATTATCAGGTAGTGGTGACCTTGCATATGACTCATCGACAGGTCAATTCTCTATTGATGTCGAACAGTCCTATACACAATCAAATTTCGAATCAGACCTAGGACTTGCAGTCACGGGTGGAACTGGTATCACATACGATTCCTCATCCGATACAATTTCTCTTACTGATACAGGAGTAATTGCGGGTACATATGGTAGTGGTTCTCTTGTTCCTAGACTAACAATTAATGCACAAGGTCAAATTGATAGTGCGGGTGTTATTGCAGTTGCGGGTGTATCAAGTATCAACTTTGATTCATCTAACGGTAACTTCACAATCAATACTGCGGATGGTGGAGTTTTTGTTGAGACACTAACTCTAGACCCATACACAACCGCAAACTTAACCGAAAACACAAATTTATATTTCACTACTGCAAGAGCAAGAAATAGTCTTCAGAGTGGAACTGGTATCACATACGATTCCGCAAGTGGTCAGATTAGTATTGGACAATCTGTTGCAACTTCAGATAGTGCAACCTTCCAAGGATTAAATGTAACCGCAAACACATCTCTTAATAGTGTAACAGTTAATAACTCTCTTATTGTTGGAACAAGTGCATCTATAAAGAGTGCTACATTCGTAAACAATACAACCTTTGATTCAGATGTAACCATTGGTGGTAATCTTGATGTTACTGACTCCGCATCCTTTGGTGGTAATCTAAAGGTAGTAGGTAATCTTATAGTTCAGGGAAGTCAAACTATAATCAACACCGAAGAAGTCAATCTTGCTGATAACATTATCAGACTCAATTCAAATGCAACAGGTAGTGCATCCGAGAATGCGGGTATTGAGATTGAACGTGGAAACGATACAAATAAAACTTTCATATGGAACGAAACATCTGATAAGTGGACGATTGGTTCCGAGACATTCGTTGCGGGAACCTTTGAAGGTAATCTGACAGGTAATGTTACAGGACAAACTTCAGATATATCTAATCACAATACAGGAGACTTGACAGAAGGGTCAAATCTGTATTATACAACTACTCGTGCAGATTCAGACTTTGATACTAGACTTGGTACTAAAACAACAGCGAACCTCACCGAAGGGTCGAACCTCTATTATACAACTACTCGTTCGGATTCAGACTTTGATATCAGACTTGCGACTAAAACTACGAGTAACTTAACAGAAGGGAACAACCTTTACTATACCCGTGCGAGAATTGATTCAGACTTGGGTGATGCAACAACCACAGGAACTATTCGTGGTATGGTATCTGCGGGTGGAGATTTATCCTACAATTCAACTACGGGTGTATTCTCGTTTGATGTAGAGAGTGTTTATACAAAGTCTAACTTTGATTCAGACTTGGGTGATGCATTAGTTGGTGGAACAGGAATCACATATGACTCTTCTTCCGATACAATCAATCTTACAAACACTGGTGTTACTGCTGCAACATACGGTTCTGCAACTTCAGTTCCTCAATTCTCAGTAAATGCACAAGGTCAGATTGACTCTGCACGTAATGTAACTATTGCGGGTGTTACTGGTGTAGATTTTGATAGTTCAAACGCAACTATTACAGTACAAACAACGGGTGGGAACTTTACGGATGTCATATCACTTGACCCATTCACTACTGCGAATTTAACAGAGAACACAAATCTCTATTATACGGATACAAGAGCAAACTCTGCATTCGATACTAGACTTGGAACAAAGTCTACAACAAACCTTGCAGAAGGAAATAATTTATATTATACTACTGCACGTGCGGATTCTGATGCAAAGAATTCTGTATCTGCGAATGGTAATGGTCTTGCATATAACAGTACAAACGGTCAGTTCTCAATAAGTGGAACAATCGATAGTTCAAGACTTCCAGTACTAACACTTGATAACATAACAGATGTCGGTGCAGTTACTACCAATAATCTTACGGTTGGTGATTTAACTACAGACGATATCTCAGTAGATAATGTTGCGACAACAACAGGTAGTCTTACACATACCTTGACTGCGACTTCAGTATCAAATGATAATAACACTATCCTTGATACACAAGCACATGGTGCAGATTTCATGACAGTCGAATATGTGGTACAAGCAACAGACGCAACTGCGGGTGAGATACACTCAACAAAACTAATTGCGGTATACGACAAAACAACAAACATACTATTTAATGAATTTGGAACTGTGTTCAGTGGGGATAGTGACCTCGGAACTTTGACTTGTGACGTAAGTGGGGATAATGTTAGATTATTATTTAACAGAAGACCATCGAATACTATTAATGTAAGAACAACAAAAACGGTAATAAAGTAAAGTCTTAGGGAAAATGAACTATGGCAAATCATGCATTCAAGGTTAAAAAGGGATTAGATGTTGGCGGTAACGCTACCATTGATTCTGACTTAACAGTAAAAGGTGGTATTACATCCACTGGAACAATACAAGGTAATCTGACAGGTAATGTCACGGGTACAACCTCGGACATATCCAATCACAATACAGGAGACTTGACAGAAGGGTCAAATCTCTATCACACCACTGCGAGAGCAAGAACTGCTATCAGTGCGGGTGGAGACCTTGCATATAATAGTTCTACTGGTGTAATTTCATATACGGATTCTGACAGAACTGCATCTCAAATTAGAGGATTGTTGTCTGCGAATGGTGATTTGTCTTACAACGCATCCACAGGTGTGATGTCCTTCACAGCGGATTCCGCCGCAGTAAACACAGCACAAGCACGTGCATCTGTGAGTGCAACGGATGCTGGTGGTGATGGTTCTTTCTCTTATAACCAAGGGTCAGGTGTATTCACATACACAGGGCCATCTTCATCTGAAGTCAGAGCGCATCTTACTGCAAACAAAGGTTTATCCGTATCCAATGGTGAATTCAATATTGACTCTGCGAACGTTAAAGGTATGTTCTCAGGGGGAACAGGGGTAACATACAGTAATGGTGCAATCAGTATTGGTCAGGCAGTTGCAACCTCAGATAACGTAACATTCAATGACTTGGTAGTCTCAGGAAATCTAAGTATCTTAGGTTCACAGACTGACGTTGCTACCACAAACTTAACAGTAACAGATAAGAATATCACTATTGCTGATAGTTCAACATCAAGTGCATTAACAGACGGTGCGGGATTAACATTCGGTGCATGGTCTTCGGGTACTATACCTACATTCACTTGGAATCATAGTGCCCAAAGATTGGTATCGAACTATGCTATAGGTGCAAATCTAGTCGGTAATGTCACAGGTAATCTCACAGGTAATGTAACAGGTACGACATCTGACATATCAAACCACAATACGGGAGACTTGACAGAAGGGTCAAACCTTTACTACACCAACGCACGTGCAAGAGGTTCTATATCAGTAACCGATGCGGGTGGTGATGGAAGTGCATCCTACAATAGTTCAACAGGTGTTATTACATACACTGGCCCAAGTGCATCTGAGGTAAGAGCGCATGTGAGTGCGAACAAGGGTCTAAGTGTAACTAATGGTCAATTCAATATTGACTCCGATAATGTTAAAGGTATGTTCTCTGCAAGTGGAAGTCTAAGTTACAATTCATCTACTGGTGCGTTCTCTTATACTGATTCAGATAGAACTGCATCTCAAATTAGAGGATTAGTATCTGCTGGTGGAGACCTAAGTTATAATAATTCTACAGGTGTGGTGTCATTCACTGAAAGAACCGATGCAGAAGTAAGAGGTTTATTGAGTGCAGGCGGAGACCTATCCTATAATAGTTCTACTGGTGCATTTAGTATAACTAAGTTTACTACTGCAAACGCACGTTCCTCTATATCCATAACGGATGCTGGGGGTGATGGTTCATTATCTTACAACTCATCAACTGGTGTAATAACATACACAGGGCCATCTGCTGCACAAGTCAGAGCACATCTGAGTGCGAGTGGAGATTTATCATACAACAGTTCAACTGGTGCATTCTCATACTCCAAACAGACTTCAGCACAACTCTTGACTTCAATCAAGACCGTAGATGGTGCTTCAAGTGGATTAGATGCAGACTTACTTGATGGTCAACATGGTTCGTACTATAGAGATGCGGGTAACTTCAATGCGGGTAAAATACCATTTGACAGGTATACTGTTAGTTCTTCGGGTGATAGATGGGGTGACAAGATAGTTCACACTGCTTCTGATGGTGTTACAGATGTCGGTAAGATGATTGATTTCTATGACTCCGATGGTGATACTACAGACAACTCTGTAAGATTAACAGGTGGTTTGAATAAACTCACATCTAATCAAGCATTGTATGTTAACTCAAATAGAGTATTGACTACTGCGGATGAGGGTTCGGGAAATGGTATAGATGCGGACACACTTGATGGACAACATGGTACATACTATAGAATTAATGTGTATAACAACAGTGGAACTCTCTTAAACTAAGGGTATAAATAACATTATGGCATCATATACTTTTTCAGACATATCTAATACAGAGAATTTTGATTTGACATCATATAATGCATGTATCGAATCATCTTGGACTTCATTAGTAGAAGCGTATCCGTGGACTGCTGCAAACTTAGGTTCTGCAACGGACGATGAGAAGAAAACACATTTAAGGACACGTGCGACTAATCTAATAACTGCTTCAGATGGGTTTCTTTGTAAGGTGTATAATGATAATGCACATATATGTTTTTACATGGGTGGTGACATAGATAGAGATACGGGTAGAATAGACATAACGTATCTCATATATGGAACTGACCAAGACGGTAATAGAAGATATATCGCAACCGATGTATTTGAGATGAAAAAGGGATTTAGGGTTTGGGCACGTTCTAATGGTTGTCGAGACATTAAAATAGTATACAGGGATGAGGCAACTGCAATGAGAAGTACCATTCAAAATAGATATGAAAATCATAACTATGACCTTAATACAAATATGTCACTCGCTGAGGGTGCTAAGGCGAATAATTATCAACTTGCGTTAGATTCAAGTTTAGATTTGGTAGACGAATAATGGCATTTACATTTACACAAGTAACGAAGACATCTCTGAATGAAACTGCGCTTATAAAAGCAGTTACAGATTCGATAACATCTTTTAAAGAGTCTATGGAAATACCAAACGAATTGAGGACAGATGAAGATAGGATTGATTGGGTTGTAAATGCTGGAAAAAGTTATGCAAGTTTTGACCCCGAACATCCTGAACTTAGTACTGAAGCAGACTATCATAGGTGTCTCCTAGAAGTAACACATGACACAGAACCCTTAACCTATTTTGTGGGTGGGAGATTATCAGAGAAAGACAGTACTTGGAGTTACGGGGATGATGGTAGTCCCTTTAATAGATTTACCATAACCTTTCTTGCATATCCTAACAATGCGTCAGGTAGTAAGGCATGGGTACACACTAAAGTAAACACAGAAATTAGACCCGCATTTCACAGTTGGTTGAGACAACAGGGAATTTTAGACGCAGAAATACAGTTCACGTTGAGGGATACCAAGATGAAAAGATATATTGGTAGTAACTTTGAGGGAGATGGTACACCCGATACTGGTTTACGAGACGAGAAAAACTTCACTAAACAGAGTGGTCGAGAAACCACCGAGAGAACTAACAAATATAAGATTAGTGCAGAATAGTACTAATAAGGATTTAAAGAGATAAATTATGGCATATAGTACATATAGTAAAATAGATTCAAGGGAAAAACTTACAGACTATTGTCTTCGTAGGTTGGGTTATCCTGTTGTAGAAATCAATGTCAGTGATGACCAAATCGATGATAGGGTTGATGACGCATTACAAATGTATTTTGAACATCACGGTGATGGTTCTCACAATCTGAGATTACCACTAAAGATTACACAGTATCAAATAGATAGGGGTCGAATTGACTTTAATGATATTAGAGATGATGTTGCGAATGAAGGAACAGCAAATCCAAGTTGGGTAAACATTGCAAATAGAATGATTTCTGTTGCGGGGGTATTCGCTATAAATGCAAATAGTGGAACATCAAACAACTTCATGGACTTTCAATACCAATTGAGAATGAATGACCTTGGTGATTTAACACAAGGTGTTGGTGAGATGGCATACTATGAACAACTTCAACAACATCTTTCTATGGTTGACCTTAAGTTGACAGGACACCCACAGATTGTATACTTGAGAAGAAACAATGTTTTATTCATTGAGGGTGATTTAAAGCAAGGTGATAAAGGAGACCTAAAAGCAGGAGACTATATAATTGTTGATGTGTTTGTAAGTCAAGCACTTGACGGTTCTGCAAATACTTTCTATGATGAGATATTCTTAAAAGAATTTGCAACTAACCTTATCAAAAAACAATGGGGTGAAAACCTCTCTAAATTTGAAGGTGTTACATTACCTGGCGGTGTTAACATAAACGGACAAAGACTGATTGAAGAAGCAAATGCAGAAATCGAACTGATTCGAACACGAATGACACTCGAATATGATTCTCCTCCAAATTTCTTTATAGGGTAATTAGATGGCAACCAATCCATTCTTTAAATACGGACAACGTTCTGAACAAAATCTGTACGAAAATCTCGTTATAGAAGCAATCAAAATGTATGGTCAAGACGTATACTATCTTCCTCGTGAGATAGTCAACGAGGATAAAATATTCCTTGATGACGTACCTTCACGTTTCTCTTCTAGTTATAAACTAGAGATGTACATAGAGAATGCAGATGGGTTTGATGGTGAAGGTGATATCTTTACTAAGTTTGGTATTGAATTAAGAGACCAAGCAACTTTTGTTGTTTCGAGAAAAAGATGGAAACAGATGATTGGAAACAATCTAGACAAAAGAGACTTTAGACCTAGAGAAGGTGATATCATATATCTCCCTATGTCAAAGTCTATGTTCCAAATACAAAAGGTAGAGACCGAGACACCATTCTATCAATTAAAAGATTTACCTACATTCAGATTATCAACAGAACTCTTCGAATATAGTGACGAAGATTTTGATACTGAGATTGAAGGTATCGATGATTTAGAACTCACCGATGCATACACATATCAAGTGACTTTAGATTCCGATGGTACAGGTACAGGAAATAGTTCCACAGGATTTGTTATTGGTGAAACAGTAACACAGACATTTGATAATTATTCCATGAAAGGTGAACTCACTAAGTGGAGTGACTCTGACCTTGTTATGAATATCGTACATTCAGGTGCAACCGATGGTAAGTTCCATACATGGACAACGGGTCGTTTAGTGGTAGGTGATACATCCGAAGCAAAAGCATCACCCACTCTAGTAACTGAATTACAGAACATTCAGAAAGATGCACAGAATAAAATCTTTGATGACTTCGAATCAGACTTCCTCGACTTCTCAGAGAGTAATCCATTTGGAGATATATCATAATGTTAGGACAATGGTTTTATCACAAAAGAATAAGAACTGCGGTATCTATTTTTGGTTCTATGTTCAATAACCTTTATGTGTTGCGACATAACAATGCGGGTGAGACAATCTCTCAAGTAAAGGTTCCTCTATCCTATGCACCAAAAAGAAACTTCATCTCTAGACTAAAGGAGATGGATAATGGTGAAGAGAATGAACGTAGAGTTGCAATTAAGTTACCACGTATGTCATTTGAAATTACTTCTATGGTATATGATGCTGCTCGACAATTACCCAAGTTAAATACAATATCCAAAACTCTTGGTTCAGATTTAACAAAAAGAAATAAATTATATACTGCGACACCTTATACTATAGGATTCGATTTAAATGTATATGCAAAGTCTCAGGATGATGCGTTACAAATAGTAGAACAAATCTTACCATATTTTGCACCACAAATGACCTTGACAATGAAACCATTTAGTGATATACCATCATTAACAGAAGACGTTCCTATTTCATTAACAAGTATTGCGTTTCAAGATGATTTCGAGGGTGCGATAGAACAAAGAAGAACTATCATATATACTCTTTCATATGAAATGAAAATATCGTTTTATGGGCCTACTGGACAAAGTTCTATTATCCGTGATGTGCGTAACAACATATTCCTTCAGAATTCGGGTCTTAACGATGAGGATAAATACTTGGAGACACTAAAAATTGTTCCAACCCCTGTCGGTGTAAGTGCTGATAGTGATTACGGGTTCACGGAATCAATATTGGATAGTAGTATATAATGACCGATAAACATGACGAAAAAAGAATCAAAGATGATTACGAGTACTCTCGTGATACATATTATGACCTAATAGAAAAGGGTCGTGAATCTTTGAACCTAATGATTGAAGTCGCTCGTGAGTCAGAGCATCCTCGTGCATTCGAAGTTCTTTCAAATATGATGAAAGGTATTTCGGACGTTAATGATAAATTGATGGATTTGAATAAAAAACATAAAGACATTAATAGGGAAGAGAAGGAACTAAAACAGATTGAGAACCAAACCAATAATCTGTTTATAGGAACTACTACTGACTTGCAGAGATTACTTCACCAAGAAAGTGAAACAAAGATAATCGATGCAGAACCTCAAGAATAATGACTCCTATCTCGGTAACATAAATGTTAAACGAGATGGAGTACAACACCAGTTCACCGAAGAAGAAGTCAAAGAATATATAAAGTGTTCTAAAGACCCTGTACACTTCTGTAAGACACATCTAAAGGTCATATCACTTGATGAAGGACTAGTTCCCTTTACATTATACCCATATCAGGAAGAAATGTTCCGTCACTTTAATGATAATAGATTTTCTATTATTCTTGCCTGTAGACAAAGTGGTAAGTCAATCAGTTCAGTCGGATACATATTATGGTATGCTTGTTTTCATAGTGAGAAGACTATTGCAATCTTGGCGAATAAAGGTGCAACTGCAAGGGAGATGCTATCACGTGTCACACTCATGTTGGAGAACCTACCATTCTATTTACAACCTGGCTGTAAAGCACTCAACAAAGGTTCGATTGAGTTTAGTAATAATAGTAGGATTATTGCCAGTGCTACAAGTGGTAGTTCCATTCGTGGTATGTCTGTTAACCTACTATTTCTTGACGAGTTTGCATTCGTGGAAAGAGCGAATGAGTTCTATACTTCTACCTATCCTGTTATCTCTGCGGGTAAAGATACAAAGGTTATCATCACGTCTACCGCAAATGGTATCGGTAATACATATCATAAGATATGGGAAGGTGCAGTTCAAAAGATTAATGAATTTAAACCCTTTACAGTAAACTGGTACGATGTGCCAGGCAGAGACGATAACTGGAAGAAACAGACAATCGCCAATACCTCCCAATTACAGTTTGACCAAGAGTTTGGTAACACCTTCTTTGGGACAGGGGATACCCTCATCAATGCCGAGACATTGTTGTCATTACGAATGAAACC